TTACTCTTCATCAATGTATCATCCACAGCACTGTCATATGAATCCATTACAGCATATGTATCATCGAACGTAGTCCAATATGATGGAGCTGTGTCATTAACGACTAGGAGTGATACACCGCTGAAATCTACTACCGTGGTAACATTAGTAGCAGAACTCCTACGTGAAGAAACATAACGGAGGAAGTCATCAGGCTCTTTGAATTTCAATTCTTTGAAATCCTTATCTGCAACACCTTCTTTAGTCACATCATATTTCAAGAATACAAGCTCTTTAAGCCGTTCTGGAAGACGTAAGTAATTAGGTTTAGAAATATCTAGAGCAGCCTCAAACTGTACCAGCTTACGTAGATGGGGCCAATTACGATTCCCAATCATCTCAAAATAACACGTCTTGATAATCTGTGCTACTTGTTGAGCTTCAATCGTATCATCAATACCATTGACCTCATCTGAATCCATGTCATTAAGTATATCTTGGGTCATCTCAAGAAGTGTCATTTTCATAATTAACCCTTGATCAAATGAGCACTGAGAATCATGTCACCGATAGTAACATTACCTGTGACATCTGTAGCAATCATCACTTGAATATAATCGTTAGCAGCGAGGGAGACAAATCCTGAGTAGGACATAGACTTCATATCACCAGCAGCAGCAGACTTACTAATCACTTTCAATGTGGAAACAGTTGAGCCATTAATACGATAACGGAAAGCTGTTTTAGCAGCAGCTCCAGAGAAGCTGGTAATGTCACACCAAAAACCTAGCTGGTATAGTCCAGCTTTAGAGAAAGTTAATCGGTCTGTACTAAATGTAACACCTTCTAGATTAGCACTAGAAAATGGGGCACCTGTACCAGTGAAGAGTGTATACTGTGAGGCTGTTTGCAGAGTTGTATCAGCTACAGTAGTAATGGCAAAAGCATTACCATTATCAAAGAATCGCATCTCTCCATGAGCATATGCTGGAGCTAATACAAATCCGTTAGAACCGTCTGTAAGAATAAGTTTATTAGTTACACCGCTATCCCCAGAAAGACCTTGAATGGCGTCTGAAGCGATTTTCTTCCATGTGCCACTTCCAGCACCATTAGAAATATATGCAGTGTTTGCTGAAGCTGAAGCAGCCCCTTTAGGCTCGTGAAGCTCGCCGTCAGGAACTAGCCTGTGTTGGATCGCCATGTATAATCCTTTTTACAAATAAAAAAAGGGGAGCACTAGGCCCCCCTTAATATTAGACCTTGGTCTTAAACTCAAACTCAAGGATTAGCGTACCCTTACCCGACGTAGCACCCACAGTACCAGTAATGGACTTGGTGAGCTTTTCCGAAGCAGTAGTACCAGTAGCAGAAGCGGTTGCCCAGGTACCCACAGCCAGCGTACTGACCAGAGATGTACCAACAGCTTCCAACTTAGCTTCAGTCAACACGACACCATTGGTGCCGGGGACTGTGCCACCGAGAGCAACTGTACCAGCAGCCGACACAACAAACGCTTCATCAACACGAAGGATTGCCGATTTCAGCAAACACCCTTTAGGGATGAACGTAGGAGCAACGTAGGCACTGTTGAGCATTTCACCAGTGAGATCAACGGTGACCGTAATGACACCGTTAATCCGACGTTCTTGACCCACTGCACCACCCGTAGTACGAGCACCGTAATGGTTGGTCACACCTAGACCAGCAGAATTTTCATAACCCATTTTTTATCCTTAGACCTTAGTGGCAGAGGTAATAACAATACCCAGCGTGTCAACACGTTGAGCACCAAAGCCCCAGCGAGACGAAGTAACGAACTCATCACGACGGAGGTCCTTATTACGTTCACCTTCCACCTTAGGCATACGTCTCCATGCAGCCATAATAGGCTTAGTATTGTCATCAGCAACACTCATGAACACGTTAGCAACACCGCCAGTGACGGACGTAGTGCCATCAGAGAAAGTGCCCTTGTCCAGACGATTGGACGTAATGATGTTCCAGCCATACAGGTTCATCAGGAACTGGTGATCACGATCGAAACCATTCTCCAGAATCTTCTGACCGAAAGGCGTAACAGTGCTAGTAACAGTCACCAGACGATCCAGAGTGGAGCTAACCACAGGATCAACAATGGCGATACGACCAGCCATAGGAACATTAGCCTTATCGAAAGCCAGCTTCATCTTAATGAAGTGATCCAACAGGATGGTGTTCTCACTGCTAACAGTAGCTACAGCAGAAGCAATACGATGCGGGAAACCATTAATGGTATTCGCATTAGCATCGGTCTGAGCCGTATTACATTTCTTCAGGAAACGGGTTTCAAACGTCTCTTGAATAGCACGGGTAGATTCACTCGAACGAGCGGCCATCAGAGCCTCAACTTGAGCGCCGTCTTCACGGAGGTCATCAGAGACATACCAAGCGTCACCAACATAATCGGTAATGGTGAGAGTCACCGTACCAGATTCAATTGGGCTGTAATTGAACGGAACTTCTTCAGCACCATCTTGAATCGTTACAGAGCCAACAGTTTTGATGTTGAGCGTGGTGCCCGAACCGAAGTCCGAGACATTACGATACATAATACCGGGAAGCATCCCGTCATGTAGATTGCGAAGAATGAAGGCAGAATACTGTTCTGCTTCAATAAACGCAGTGGAATTTGCGCGATTTTGCGACATTTAATTTTTCCTTAACCAAACATTTTAAAGTAGTTAGAAGGTTTTGTTAGATCGTCGATACTCTGTCCATTAGCATTCAGTTCGTCCACCATGCGCTTAGCATTTTGTGTTTCGGCTTGAAGCTCCTGTGATGTAGCACCAATGTTAACAAGCTTGGTATTACGACCAATAAAACTTTCTTTCTTAGGTTCGAATCCGCCAGTATTAATTGACGAAGTGTTAGGCGAGAAGGCGGGTTGTTTTACATCCTTAGCTTCCACACCAAGCAATTTAATAACTGCCTTTGGATTCTTAGCTGCCAAGAGGTTCATCTCTTGAACAGACATACCAAGTTCACTAGCTTTTGAATAGAAAACTTCTTCAGCCTTCTCTCCAAATGCGCTCTTGACAGAGGATACTACTGCTTCGATATTAGCGGTTGCTTTCTCAGCGTTAGTACGTTTGTCAATAACGTTAGATACTAGTGCGGCTACTTGCTCTTCAGTGAGTCCCGATTGAACTGGTTGGTTCTGGTTTCCACTTTCCTGAGTGAACGTTCGTATCGTTGCTTCCAATTCTGCTACCTTTGCTGCTGCTGCTTTCGCTTCTGCTAATTCTTGTTCTTGCTGTTTCACTTTGAGTGATAGCTCCGGAATGTATGCTTGCGAATGTACCAATGCTTTTAGTGCATCTTGGACGGTCTTATACTTCTGTTCTCCACGCTCATTCGTAATTGAACTTACAATGGTTTGTAGTTCATCCATGTTCTGAGGCGTTCCAGCATTGCCATTGCTAGACTGATTACCACCAGGGGTGTCCTGGTTTTGATTATTACTAAAAATACTATTGTCTTGGTCGGACATGTATTAAATTCTTTCTATACGTATAAATTATTACTAAGTATACTAAGGATATATACAACTCACGTTGACGTACTCACTTCGTTCGTACATATATTATATTTCTTAACGTAGTCATCGTATTCGCTTTCGCTCATACTTCTGACATATTTCTAATTTATTTCTAATATATACTAGTATACTTATGTATAAGCATAAACCCAGTTTTTTAAGCTTTTTCGACTATTTCATCAGAAATTAGTGAAATAACATGTTTTAATGCTCTTTCGTACCCAATTCCATCAGCTTGTCTGTATCCCCAAGAGGGACTTTCGTACCCTTCTTGGGAGAGAAGAACTGTCCTAGAAGAGTTAATTTTATCCATTAACATCTCTTTTAAACGTTTACGTAAGGTAGCAGAACCTGCATAATCCATACGTACTTCCTTCGTAAGCTCAGGTGTAAGACCTACGGTCCATGATGCTTTCATTGAGGCCCTTGTACTGTCTGTTCAACTTCTAAATCTTCCGTAGCTTGGTTCATCATACGTTGAGTTTCTTGTTGTTCTACAATAGCTACGTTAGGACGAATCAATTGGAATCTACTGAATCCGAGAACATCTTCTACCATCTTAGCTAATTGCTTAGCACTTACGTGAGGAGCAATCT